GATGCTGAACCAGAGTTTATATGTTGGGTAGGCGAAGCTCAAGACCAAGCAATAGATAACATTGCATGGATACAAAGTCATATAGAAATCAATCCTGCCGTTCATTATTACTTTGGAGATTTAGAGGGACCTAAATGGACAAAAGCTGAATTGATATTAAAGAATGGATGCAGAATGATAGGTAAAGGTGCATCACAAAGATTACGGGGAAAGAAACAATTAAGTACTAGATATACTGGTATTGTACTTGATGACTTTGAATCAGAGTTAAATACTAAAACTCCCGATTCAAGATTTAACATGAAGAACTGGGTAACTGCTGCTGTCTATCCTGCTATTGATTTTGACAAAGGAGGTTTCCTATGGTGTAATGGAACTATTGTTCACTGGGATAGCTTTTTAAATAATATAGTTACTGGCTATCAAGCTGCTATGAAAGCTAAAAAAGAATATGCCTGGACTGTATATACTAAAAAGGCTATTGAAGATGGTGAACCAATTTGGCAATCAAGATGGTCAATGGCTAAATTAGACCAGAGAAAGAAATTCTATATAGATTCTGGTACACCACAAAAGTTCTATCAAGAATACATGAACCAAGCAAGGAGTCCTGATGATGCAATATTTTCAGAAAAGAACATTACAGATGCCTTTTATGAAGGAGTACTTAGGTTTGATGATAAGAAAGGCAGTTGGTATATTAAAGATGACGATAAGAATACTTATGTTAATATTTATATTGGCATTGACCCTGCTTCATCTGTCCTTGACCGCAGGGATTATTCTGTTATTATGGTTATCGGAGTTTCTGAAGAACACGACTACTATGTCATTGAATACTGGCGAGAAAGGGTCCTACCTATGGACTGTGCAGAGCAAATCTTCAAAATTTGTAAAAGATATAACCCAGTACGCAGAGTCAATATCGAAACGATTGCGTACCAAGAAATGCTGAGAGACTTTGTAATGAGGGAAAGCAGGAAGAGAGGAATGTTTCTGCCTGGAATTGAAAAAGGTATAAAAGGATATACTCAGAAAAAGAAAGATAGACTGTTTGAAGGACTACAGCCATTGTTCAGTCAGAAGGCTGCTCATCTTAAAAAAGAACATATGACCTTTATTGATGAACTGATTGATTTTCCCAAAGGAGCACATGATGATATTATTGATGCTTTCTGGTTAGCCACTCAATATACACGGGGATACCAAAAACCTGGGGGAAGTTTCAAGAAAAATAAGAAGGAAAAAAGAGTTTTAAAGAGGGCTTACAACTGGATGACTGGTTCCAGAATATAGTTTGCAATTGTATTTGGATTATGTTTATATTAAAGTGTATCAAAATTATACTATAGGAGTGATAAATGCCAGTTAAATTAAGAAGAGCTAAAGTTAAGAAAAATAAAAAGATTCTCAAGAGGGGATTGACACGACCCTGGGAGATGGCTCGGAAAAAGAAACTGAAGAAAAAGGCATCGGCACCTGTTAGGGCAGTTAGGGGAATTAAAACTGGTGTAAGAAAATTAAAGAGCAAGGTACAGAAAGCGCAGGTTAAAAGACTTGCAAAGAAACAGGCTAAGAAAAGAATTAAAGCTTATGCTAAAAAACAAAAAGCTGGAGTTAGAAATTTATATAGAAAGAAAAAGCCAAGAACTAGAGACACCGATGTATGAATAGAATAGAAACAGATATAAGAGCCAAGTCAATACAAGACTTGTTTCGCAAGTGGTCCGATGCTAGAAATAACTGGGACAAACAAGCGAGAGAAGATATTGATTTTTACTTAGGCAATCATTGGACCAAAGAAGAGTCTGATAATCTTGCTTCCATTAATCAAAGTGATGTTGTAGCTGATAGATTATTTTCTGCTATAGAACAGTTTAAGGCTATTATTACTTCAAAGCCACCGAAGTTTAGAGCATACCCAAGAGAAGACAGTGATAACAAATTGGCAAATGTATGGAATGGATTGTTGGAATATATATGGGATATTTCTGATGGTAACGAAGTATTTAAACAAGTTGTGCATGATTATGCTACAACTGGTCTTGGTTATTTTCAAGCATATTTGGACCCTGAAGCCGATTATGGAAGGGGTGAAGTAAAGTTTACTTGGGTTGACCCATTTAGAGTTTATGTTGACCCATCATCCAGACATAGATTTTTTGATGATGCTGCTGGTATTATTCTTTCTACTATTTTAACAAAGAGGCAATTGTTAGATAATTACCCTCAGTTAAAAGAAGTACCTGATGGTTATGATGAGCCAATGATAGATATGATTGATAAGGGCTTGGAATGGAAAGATGAAGATTTTCCCAGTTCTGGGAACTTTAACAAAGGTATGGCATTTACCCCAGATGTTATAAAAGATGCTGATTGGGGTCCAGGCGGTAGAGAAAAATTTAGAATACTTCATCATTACGACAAAATTAAAGTTCCTTATTTCAGAATTAAAGATAAAAGACAAGAACAGCAATCTGAAATGATTGTTGATTTTGAAAAGTTTGCAGAAATGTCTGAGATTGGTGAATTTTCAGCTGCTATTGAAATAGGCGATATAGAATTTGTGGAAGTCGTTCAAACTAGGATAAGAGAAACTTGCAGTGTGGGACAAATTGTATTATACCAGCGAGTTTTAAATACTGATACTTATCCTATTGTACCTGTCCCGAATATATGGACTAATACTCCGTATCCAATGAGTGATGTTCGCAAGGGGAAGGAAATGCAGAGGTTTCTTAATAAGATGCACTCCCTCCTTACAGCCCACGCACAGGCATCCGCTGGGCTAAAACTCCTAATACCACAAGGTTCGGTTCAGGATATTGAACAACTCGAAAGAGACTGGGCAAATCCTAACGCAACTATCGAATACGATGCGTCTTTTGGAGAACCTCATTTTCCTTCCCCACAGCCTATTTCACAGTCAATTACAATGTTGCCACAACAAGCAGAAAGATATATAGACTTAAATCTTGGTATCTATGAAATGCAGCAAGGCAATCCACAGGAGGCACCAAGAACTGCTAGTGCAACAATGCAATTGGAAGACTTTGGACAAAGAAGAAGTAAAAGTAAATTGAGGGATATTGAAGGAAGTTTGAAAAGGCTGGGTAGGGTTATTCACAATCTGGCTAAGAAACATTATGATTATCAAAAAACATTTGCAGTTGTCAATCCAAATAACGATATTACAGATTATACAATCAACAAAAAAATATATGATGATAAGACTGGAGCAATACAATCACGGGAACAGCAACTTCATGTTGGTGACTATGATATTCGTATTGTAGGTAATTCTACTATGCCAAGTAACAAGTGGGCAGAGTGGCAGATATACCTTGAGGCTTTTCAAATGGGTTTAATTGACAGAACTGAAGCATTGAAGAAAACAGAAATATTTGATAAAGATGGTATTCTTCAAAGGTCAGATGAAGTGGACCAATTGAAAGGTCAATTGCAACAGCAAGAAGAACAAATTAAAGAATTATCAGGTGACTTACAGACAGCAAGGCGTGAAGCAGTTTCAGCAAGGCAACGAACTGAAGTTGAGAAGTACAAAGCTGAGTTGGAAGGAAGGAAGCTTGAAGGAAAAGCTGGTGCCAAAGTGGCAGCAGGCAAGTTATCGAACCTAGTTAAACTGGAAGAACAGAGACTAGCGGACAGACTAAAAATAGCTAATGGTCAACCCCCTAAAAAATAAGGAGACATCTCATGGCTGACATAACAACAATAGGTACTGACAACCCAAATCTAACAGAAATGGATATGTTATCTAACCAACAAGAAGCAGACGCACCTGTAAAACCACAGGAATCAAAAAACAAAACTGTTTTTGAAACACCTGTAAGTGCAGAGCAAGAATCTCAGGAAAAGGAAACCGATTGGGAAACATCGGCAAAATACTTTCAATCTGAAAAGGATAAACTTTATGCTGAAAATCAGAAAATCAAGACTGACTTGGAGAAATTCCAAGCTCTTGGTGAATTTGTTGATGGCAGAAAGGATGTTCAAGAGTATTTAAGTAAAGCCATTGATGGGGCTACTCAAACAGAGCAAGAACCTATCAACCCTCCCGAATCCTTTGACCCCTGGGAAGCTTATAATGACCCAAACTCAGAATCTTTTAAATTTAGAGCAGAAATGGAACAGCGTAATATTCAACAAGCTGTTGCGGAAAGTCAGAAAAAGACTGACCAACAAGTTGCTCTGAAGGATAGGATGAGTGAGTTTGATAATGAACTTAATCAGCAAGGGTTAAATGCCGAAGATAAGAAGAAATTCTATGACTTTGCAAATACACCGCTGGATAAGTTAGGTACGGATACATTGGTCAAAATGTGGAAAGCTGCCGATTCTAGGGTTAATACCCTACAGAACGCAT